CATGGCAGTACAAGCATCCGTAAGATCCTATCTAGGTATTGCGAAAGAGGTAACGGACGGAACTGCTGTTGCTCCAACGGCGTTTATTCCGATTGCTCAATCTAAGTTCAAGCCGGTCGACGTTATCGACCCGCTATACGACCAAGCTCTTCGAGGCTCTCTTGCGAAGACTTACAACTACCTTCCGGGTCGTACTCGTTCAACAGTCGACTTCGGTGGACCGGTGTTCCCTGATACTGTTCCTTGGGCGATTGCTGGTCTGCTCGGATCGGTTGCGACAACTGGTGCGTCTGCTCCGTTTACTCACACAATCTCTCTAAAGAACGCCTCGACCACTAACGCCGATACGATTCCAACGTCTTTCACTATTACCGATTTCTATTCGGCTGATGTGCGAGCTTACGCTGGCTGTATCATTAGCGACTTCAACCTAAACTTCTCGGCTGACGGAATGCTCGAGTATGACGCTAAGGCGACTGGTTGGTTATCTGCCTCAGCCTCAACTCCGACTCCGAGTTTCACTACTATTCTGCCGAACCCGGCTTGGATTGGAACAGTCAGCATCGCTGGCTCGACTGTCGCATACTCGGTCGACGGATCTCTAAAATTGAGCCGCTCAACAACTCCAATCTACGCTCTAAGCAACACTCAGAACCCTTACCAAATCTTCCCGGGTGCGTTAGAGGCGACAGGTTCGTTTACGTTCGTTATGGAAACTAACGCTGAACTAACTCGCTACTTGACCAACACTCAACCAGCAATCGTAATCAACTTCCAGCAGGGAACTGGAGCGGCTGTGACTCAGATTCAAGCCACTCTAACTAAGGGAGCTTACACAACTGCCGTAATCGACCGAGGTTCAGACTTCGTTCAAATCAAAGTAGACCTTACTGGTATCGGTAACACAACAGACGCTGGAACGACCTCTGGATACTCTCCAATCAAGTTCGTTGTTCAGAACGCAGTTGCGTCAGGTACTTACCAGTAACAAATCGTGGCGAGGTTGGTTGAACAATTCGTTTAGCCTTTGCTCAACCAATCTCGTCACCTAATCCGAAAGGCTAAACAAAATGGCATCAAAAGTTATTACCCTTCCATCAGGCTCTAAAGTCACTCTCAAGGATCCTAAAGAACTAAAGCAGAAGGACCGGGTTCGTATTTATGCGAGCAACGGAGATGAGTCCAAGTCGCAACTCGAGCGAGGCGTAAGTATGATTGACACTCTAATCGCTGTACTCGTAACCGAGTGGGACTTCGACTTGTTACCTCCTAGCGTAAAGATTGACTCTCTAGGCGAACTGTCTATCAACGATTACGACGCTCTTCAAGAAGAGGCTGAGGCCGCTATGCCAATCCTCTTCCCGAAACTTGCTAACGACATTGAGGCGGAACTCGACCCTTTAGTCCGTATCGCAAGCTCCAGCGACTAAAGTGGTTGCTCCGGGGCAACGAACGCAACGATGACCTCACTTATCCGGATCGTGAATACAGATACTTTCTATTTGCGGATCGATTCGGGTGGACTCCTCTGGAAGTGGACGAGCAACCTGCCGAACTCTTGGATTGGTTGATTGCGATTGCTGGAGTTGTCGAGGAAGTGAAAGCAGAACGTATGGAGCAAGGTTCGTGAAGATAGACGTAAAGGGACTCGACCAAGTTATTCGAGCTCTAACTATCGACGCCACTAAAGCCGAGCAAGCAGGTTTCTATGCTCTCGGTCAAGTTGCTCTAGCCGTTGAGCGTGAGGCGAAACTAAACGCCGCTCAAGGTGGTACTCACGCTCGAGGAGTCAAGACCTCTGCCGTTCCGGGTTCTGGACCTGCTCGAGTTACTGGAGCTCTTCAACGTTCGATTCATACTGAGGTTCGTAAAGGTTTCGGAACTTACGAAGCAGACGTATTTCCTACGATGGTCTACTCTCGAGCCGTCGAGCTCGGTCTTCCAAAGTGGGGACCGGGTGTAAACTATCCGTATCTAATACCAGCAGGTAAGAAGATTTCTAAACGAGCCAACGAAATCTTTACAAACGCTTTCGCTAAGAGATGGAGGTAAGTCGTGGCAGAGAAACTAGATCCAATCGTTATCTCCCTCCAACTTGAAACGGCTCGTCTTCAACAACAGATGTCGGCTGTCACTGGTCAGGTTGAGAAGATGGGTCACAACATCGAGGCTCAGTCTGGCAAGGTTGGTAAACTAAGCGGATCCTTCAAAGGTCTTGCTGGAGCGATGGGTAAGTTGCTCGGAGCTGCCGCCGTCGTATCGTTTCTAAACGATTCTGCTAAAGCCGCCGTCGAAGATAATCAGTCAATGGCTTTGTTGGCTCGACAACTTGAGGTGACGACTGGAGCAAGCAAAGAGCAAGTCGCTCAGGTCGAAAAACAAATCGGAGCATTAGAAGAGATGTCCGGAGTCGCTGACGATAAGATTCGTCCGGCTTTCGCTGGTCTTGTTCGAGTGACTGGCGATACGACTAAGGCGATGGAGCTCCAGAAACTTGCTATGGACGTTTCGGCTGGAACCGGTAAAGACGTTGGGGAAGTGAGCAAGGCTCTAGCCAAGGCATATTCAGGGCAGGGAACGGCTCTGGCTCGATTGGTTCCGGGTATCAAGAACTCTAAAGATGCGATGGGGGATCTTGCCAAGCAGTTCAAGGGAGCCGCTAAGACGGCGGCTGACGCTAATCCTTACGCCAAGTTGAGCGTGATGATGGATAGGTTGAAAGAAACTCTCGGTCGAGCGTTGCTCCCGATTCTAACTTCGTTCGGTAAAATCCTGCTCGGGTTGATGCCGTTTATCAACATGGTTGCGAAACTATTCGACAAGCTCGTCGTGGCGATTATGCCGATAGTCGAGCAACTGATGACGGCGTTAATGCCAGCGTTCGATGGTTTGATGACGTTGATTTTGAAGATTGTAGATAAGGTTCTGCCTCCTCTAATCAAAATCATCAACAAGATTCTTATGCCGATTATTTTGATGTTGGTCGACTACTTGACCAACTATCTAATCCCGGCTTGGTCTGCTCTGGTCGACATACTTGAGCCAGTCGTGAACTGGATTGCCGACAATCTAGTTGGAGCGTTTCAAAACTTGATGAAGGTTCTCGGTCCGATTTGGGAGAACGTAATCAAGCCAATCATCAGTGGACTCGCCTCTCTCTTGGGTATCAAAATTGAGCCAATGATTTCTCCGAAGGTCGATGACGCGGCTGTCGCTAAAGTTGACGCTCTCAACTTGACTGGTTTCGATGCTATCGACTTATCTGGAAAAGGAGGAGGAGGAGGTGCTGGCGGATCTGGTAAAAAAGGTCAGACCGAGGCAGAGAAGAGAGCCGCTAAAGAGGCAACGGCTCAACAGAAGTTTCTAAACACGATGCTGGACGCTACGAAGAAATACACTCAAGGTATCAAGGCCGCTCTTAAAGAACGTAACGATGCTCTTGCTCAACTCGACCAAGAACACGCAGACAAGATTGCTCAAATCCAAAAGGACGGAGCTAGCAAACTTGCCGACATCGTAAAACAATCTCAAGATAGATTACGTTCAGCGTTTGCCTCAGTCACTAACTTTGACGCAGGTCAAATGTTCATCAACGCTGGAGCCAACATCAGTAACTTCGTCGAGATCTTGAAAGACAAGTTGACCTCTGGTAAAAAACTAGCCGAGGATGCCGCTAAGTTGACGGCGATGGGCTACTCGCAGACTTTCGTCGAGCAGATTATTTCTCAAGGACCGATGATTGCTGGCGAGTTGACTAAGCAACTCCTTCAAGCGACTCCAGAACAAGCCTCCGAGGTTCAAGGTCTATTCAAGGATCTTGGAACTCTCCAAAACACAGGTGTCGATACGCTTGCGAAACAGATTTACAATACGTCCGGGTTAGCAACAGACGAGTTGAAGACCGCTTACGTCACGGCTCAAACGGAGCTCGCTTCGGCTCTTGGAGCAGAGAACAACGCTTACGCTAAATCGGCTGAGGATCTTCAAGTCAAGTTCGAGGACGCTGTTGCCAAGTTGACCACTACTCGTAATACGGCTATTGCTAAGTCGCTGACGGCTCTAAACGATGCGATGGGAACTTCGGCAAAGACGTTGACGGACGCTTTCAAGATCATCAACGCTGGACTTGCGACTACTGTGGATAACGTCGACGACAAGATTCACGACATCGCTCTAGGTGGATTGACCGGTCAAAGACTTATTCAAGCCAACGCCGATTTGCCTTACGGATCTGCCTCGTATGGAACTACCCCGGTCGCTCCAGTTGTCGCTCCGGGTACTGCCATTACGACCAATGTCAACGTTTCGACAAACGCCTCGGCTCAAGACATCTCTCAGGCTGTCGTCAACAACATAAAGTTTAACCTTCCGATTGTGAGTGTCTAATGGCTCTAGCAGATTACTCCTTTACGTTTGGCTCTTTCACTTTCGGAGCAGGTACGCCGTTTCCAGTCTTAGAGATTGACGGACTCGAGGGAGTCCCCGAGCTCCGAGTCCAAGACGATAACCGAGGCTACAATGACGGATCTTACTCAGGTCGAGATTTCTATAACGGACGAACAATAACTTTCTCCGTCAACATCTTCGCTGGTAACGGACTTTCAGCCTCGGCGAACTACAACTTATTTCAGGCGGCTATTCAACCTCAGTCCACAGGGACGACTGCTCTAGCGTTCAAGCTCTCACCTAGCGATACCGAGAAGACTATCCAAGCTCGAGTCCGTCAAGTCAAAACTAAAGTTGACCCGGAGTACACTTACGGCTACATCAAAACGCAAGTCGTAATGTTCTGTCCGGATCCTCGCTACTACGACAACACGACAACTTTCGCCACCATCACTCCTCCGACCAGCGTTCAAGGTCGCACATACGACCGAGTTTATCCATTGTCTTTCGGAGGAGGAAACAACAACTCGACAACCATCAACAATACTGGAACGATTTATACGTCCCCTATTATTTCGATTGTTGGACCGGGATCTAACCCTTTGATTTCTTTGGCTGGCTCAACAAACTATGTTGGCGTCAACTATACGATGACTGCTCTCGACACGATTGTTATTGACCTCAATCAAAAACTGGTTACATTGAACGGAACTGCCGTTCGTAACTTGGTGCTTGCCGGATCTAACTTTTTCACTTGTCCAGTTGGTTCAAGCCAGTTGGTCTTGTCTTTCTCATCTGGAGTTTCAGCGTCCACGCTTGCTACAATAAGTTATAGTCCAGCCTACATCTAAGGAATATTCATGGCTTTAAGAACTCCTCCAAGTTGGTTACAAAACGGATCTCACCCTGCCGAGAACGACCGATTGACCACGAAGGCAATCTACAACACGACTGGTATCATCAACTCGACTTCTCTTGCGATTACTGCTCAAGCCGTTCCAAACATGACTGTCAACTCGGCGTCAGGTTGGGCGGCCATAGTTTCATCTACGGCTAACGCTGGAACTTACGTCGCTTACAACGACGCAACAACTATTTTGACTATCACTACTGCTGATGCGAGCTTGCCAAGAATTGACCGAGTTGTCGTCACCGTGAACGACGCTGCTTATTCTGGCTCAACTAATAACGTAACTTTTACTGTCGTCGCTGGAACGCCAGCCGCCTCTCCTTCTGCTCCAGCAACTCCGTCCAACTCGATTTCTTTGGCAACTATCGCTGTTGGAGCGGCCGTCACTTCAATTGTTTCGGGTAACATCACCGACACTCGAGTCCTGACCACGACCAACTTGCCTGTTCTTTCGTCGACTGGTGGAACTCTTTCAGGTAACTTGACCATCAACGGTAGCGGTGCGTATCAACTAACAACTTCGGCCGCTAACTCTGGTGTTGCTTTGACCTCGACTGCTGGAACATCTTCTGGCGGATCTTACATTGACTACATAAACGGCTCAACTGTTCGAGGTAATCTTTATTACAACTACGCAACTGACGCTTGGAGCGTTGGAACTTGGACAGGTGGAGTCAGAACTGACAAGTTGACATTGGATTCGGTTAAAGCTCTTTTTGGTGGACCAATTCAAGTTGGTGCTGGAACTACGGCCGCCGCTGCTATCAAGCTCACGTCTGGAACTAACTTAACTACTTCCGTTGGTGGAGCAATCGAGTATGACGGCAACGTGGCTTATTTGACTCCTAACGTTTCTGCGACCAACACCACTAACGGAGGTCGTGCGTTACTGCCAACTCCTCACTTTTACACTCTTTACAATTCAAGAACTTTGACTCCAGCCTCAACGTCTGCTCAATCACTTCTTGGAGTTGGTGTCGCTCTTCCCGCATCCACGACTTACGAAATCGAAATGGCTGGACAACTGACGGCTACCACGACAGCGACTTCTATTTCTTTCCAAATAGCTTTAGCCGCCTCTGGAGGATCGTTAGGTTCAGCCTATGTCGTAGCGTATGGAGGAGTCGATGCTGGAACTACTGTTTCAAAGATTTTGTCTGGAGCAGGTCTACAAGCGACTATCTATACTTCAACTACGGCGGCCTCGCAAACAATCAACTACTTCGTAAAGGGAGTCGTTAGAACTTCGACTGCCTTGACTTTGACTCCTCAAGTTTACGCAACCAACACGAACGCCTCGGCTTTTGGTGTCAACCCGGGTGCTTACTGTAAGTTGACTCCAATCGGTAACTCAACTGTAACTACTATCGGAGCTTGGGCGTAATGAGTGACGACCTAAAACCTCCAAGCAATCAAGCGTTACTTCTTCGACTTGTTGAAGACATCGCTGAGGTCAAAGCGAAACTCAACATCGTTGCTGACCATGAGGAACGTATACGATCCTTAGAGAAGGCTCGATACCAATCAGCGTGGTTGATTAGCGTTCTAACTGCTGGACTCAGTTCAGCGTTTGTTTATTTTATTGTCAAGAACTTAGGAGCATAAATGAGTGTCGGTTATTTTGAGCCGTTTCCAGCCAAGAGTCGAGGCGACGAGTTCGGCAATCTAGCTCCGTACCGTAATGGTCGTCCACATCGTGGAATGGATTGGCACCCGAAAGAGAAGAGTACAATCAAAGCCATCACGACTGGAACTGTTGGACTTGTTGCGTGGACTGACGTCCTCGGTTGGATTCTCGTTCACTCGAGCCACGACGAAAAATGGATTCTTTACGCTCACCTAGCCGAGAAACCTACTTTGGTCAAAGGCGATAAGGTCGAGGGTGGCAAAACTGTAATCGGTCTAACTGGTGGTGGCAAGAACACGCCTTCCGGGACCGCAAGTATTGGCTCGCATCTTCATCTTTCTATCGGCAAAATGGGAGCCAACTATTCTGGAGTCAACGTCCACCTAGTCGAATACGAGCAGTTGATAGATCCGTTGAAACACATACTTGAAAACAAAGGTGCGAAATGAAAGAGCGTATTAAACTAATCGTAAAACTTGTCGCTTGGTTTCTTTGGTTCTCTCTCGGACTGTTCTTTATCGTAGTCGGAGTTGGAGCAGGTGTCGGCTCAATCGTCCCCGGGTCGAACGCCTTTATGGGAGTTCTAACTATGTTCGGTGGAGCGATGCTCCTCGTATTCAGCGAGCTCGGTAAAACCATGATTGGCAAGATGCGTATCATTATTGACGACCTTCAACGAGCTTTCAAGAAGGCCGCCGATTCAGTAGAAGACCAAGCCAAAGACAAGAAATAATCATGGCGACTTATCGCTACTTTTTCGCCGATTTGATTACGAACGCAATCAACGCCGAACTACAAATAACTGGAGTCAACTTCACTCAGGCTCTAAACTCGGCTGGTACGCTCAACGGATCGATTCTGTTGTCTGGCGTTCCTGCCTCGATGAACGTGACCTTCTCTACTATCCCGGGGAAAACGGCAGTCTACGTAGACCGAGATGGAGTTATCGTTTGGGGAGGTATCCTCTGGTTCAGGTCCTACAACTCCAAAGACCAACGTCTAACTATTTCGGCTCGAGAGTTTGAGTCCTATTTTGAACGCCGTAGGATTGCTACCAATCAAACCTATTTTAACACCGACCAACTATCCGTTGCGAGAGGTCTAGTCACCTCGGCTCAAGCCGTAGCCAATGGCAACATTGGAGTCCTCACAGGATCCGAAACGTCTGGCGTGAACGTCACTCGACTCTTCTACGGCTACGAACAGAAAACCGTGTATCAAGCTCTGCTGGACTTGAGCCGTTCGAATACTGGATTCGATTTCGCTATTCGTTGTGCTTACGATTCCGATAACAACATCACTAAGACGCTGGCTCTTGGCTATCCAAGACTTGGAACGGCATACTCGGCGACCTCTACGACTGCTCCAGTCTTCGAGTTCCCTGCTGGAAACGTAATCGAATACGAGTATCCAGAAGATGGAAGTCTAGTAGCCAATAAGATTTACGCAACTGGAGCCGGGTCCAACGAAGGCAAGTTGATTTACAATGCGAGCGATGCGACAAAACTTTCGTCCGGGTGGCCGCTCCTCGAGGACTCCGTTTCGTTCTCGGACATTATCGACGCAACCCTGATTCAAGGTTTAGCCTCGGGACGAGTGGCCGCCGTGTCGTATCCTCCGACTACAATCAAGCTCGTTGCTAATCCGTCCATTAGTCCAGTTTTAGGATCTTACGTTATTGGTGATGATGCTAGAGTTCGTATTAGGGACGACCGATTCCCTGACGGCATAGACACGATTTATCGCATAGCCGCGTTGAGCGTCACTCCGGGTGAAACAGGACCGGAGCGTGTGACTGTGACGTTGACTCTTCCAACAAGTTAGGTCGATTATGGGTTTCGTCAATCTGCCTCCTAATCTTCAAGTCATCTTTTCGGATCTTGACTCTCGTCTGTGTAAGCTCGAAAACGCTCAACGTTTCACGATGCCGAACACTCCGGTCCTTACGACTCAACCAACGATTACTGGACTTGCCTCGGGAGATCCGTCCAATCCAAGAACTGGCGATATTTGGCTCAACACAACTAGCAATACGCCTAAATACGTCAACTCACTTGGAGCCGTGACAAGTCTGGTTTCGTCTGGAGGAGGTTCTCCCTTCGGTCCTCGTTACATAAAGACTGGTTACGCTTACGGAACGATTGTTCCAGCAACTCTGACTTCGAGTACCTTGCCGTCTAATAACACGATGTACGCAACTCCGATTTATATTCCTGCCTCAGCGACGGCAACAAGTATTGGAATTTATGTGAACACTCTAGCCGGAGCGACATCTATGGGAATCAGAACTGGACTTTACACCAATTCGTCAACTGACGATTACCCGAATACTTTGGTTAGCGGATCGGATTCTTTTGTCGAAACCTCGACCACTTTCGGAGCGACAGGTTGGAACTTCAATGTCGTTTCTTTATCTTTGACTGCTGGACTTTATTGGTTGGTTAGTGTTCGCCAAGCAACTTCAGCTCCGACTACTCTTTGCGTTACTTCAGGTTTATCCGGCGACTCTCCTATTCCGGCGGTCACAATCGCCGGAGGAAATAACTCTCCTAGTATTGCTTACCTCCAAACAGGAGTTACCGGAGCGTTGCCTTCAACTTTTACAGCAACAAAAACGACTCAAGCCGGTTCGGTCCATCAAGTAGTTTTAGGATTCTAATGAAAGTAACAATCTGGAAAGACGGAGAGATTATCGAGCAATACGAGGTTGCCGATCCTGAACCAACTTCTGCCGAGCTTGCTCGCAAATCTGCTCTGGAAAAGTTAACGGCTCTCGGGTTGACCGAGGAAGAAGTCAACGCTCTTCTAGGACGTTAATAAAAGAGGTTGAACTCTGACTCAACTTGAGTCTGTTGTGCCGTCTACGTTCATCCTCTGCCCGATTTGACCTATCTTATAGGGAGTTGTGAACTCTAGTTTCGGCGGCCGAAAGTTATCCACAATCTTTTCCACAGAGTTATCCACCGAACTATCCAGAAAGCGTGGATAAGTCGCTTGGACGGCTTCAACTCTCGACGGAGGATTGACTTCGTTCGGTCACCCGGACAACGTCGGTCTAATCCACCACGTCATCGAGCGTTAGAGGCTGCCGATTTGGCGTACCCGGGAAGACGAGCCTCGGGTGAAACAAGTTACGTTCCACCGAGAGTAACAAGTTTTGTCGAGGTGACGAAGATCCGAGTTGCCCTCCGTCCTCAGCCGTTAGGACCTCGACAAAGTATGACGCAACTGCTCCCTCCGTAGTGGCTGGAGCTCGTTCGACCAATCCCGAAACCTGACTGCTGGAATCGGCTGGAGGAGAGCGATCCGTGACAGGTCGTTCTCCCTGCTCCCTCCTCCCTCCTGCTGATTGCCCTGTAAACATAAGGGTTTTAGGCTTGCGACTCGCCAGAGAAATAGTTTGGTCAAATCCTTGACTTCCGGGTTGGATGTTGTCAATAATTGAGTTACAGAGAGATTCGAATGGCGGATCTCCGAGAGAAATAGGGAAGGTCAGAAATGACAACTTACACAGCAACCACTAACGAAGTAACTCCAGAGCAACGACTAGACGTTTACGTTCAAGTCTGGACTGCTGGCTACGAGGCGGCCGAAAGGAAGAAGGCTAAAGCGATTGAGAACATCCAGTCGTACAAGCTTACCGATTCGTTCAGCATTGACGACTTGATTGTCGCCAACGCTCAAATCAAGGTCTACGGCAATCTTCTCAGCATCGCCGAGAACCTAACTACTACTTGGCAGGACGACGCCAAAGCAATTCTCGCTCACATCACCACCACCGTAACTGGTGTCGTTTGTCGTGACTCATTTCCGAACTCGACTAGCAATGTCAACGTCGAGATGGAGTTGCGTGAACGTCAGGTCTGGTGCTCAATCGCAACTCAACTAAACAACTTCTAAGAGAAATAGGGAGAAAGCAAATGTCGATACAAGCACACGCAACAATCACTTCGTCAATGACGAAACTCGTAGACATGAAAGTCTGGATAGATTCGACCTCGGTAACTGGACGAGGTTGCGTCCTCGTCGCTCCAGAAGGTCACGTCTTCAAGTCGAACCTCGACCACGAAATCGTCGTCCAAGTCGAAGAGCAAGAGCAATCTATCAAGAGGACTATCGCAATCTGGAAGAGGATTGACGAAATCCTCGAGGCAGGTCTAATGGAAGTTGAGCCACCGACAGACGTTTGTGGCTACTGCTCAAAGGAGGACGCAGAATGACAATCACTCAGACTCGACCTCTCGGAAATAGAGGTTGGACGCTAGAGATCCGTTACAACGATTCTCGTACAGTCTACAAAATACGTTTCAACAACTCGTATCTGCCAGACACCTTCTACTCTCTAGACAAAGCGATGGCTCACGCTCTCGAGCTTGGCATCGTTGAGGAGGCAAACTCATGAGCCAATCGGTCTATGTCGCATCGTTCCGTGACGGAGTAGCAACGTTGGACGGAACAGTCCTCGAGTTCGACAGCAAGTCGGCCGCTTGGGAATGGATTATCGAACACATCAGCGTCAACTCCCGGGTTGAAGACAAGTGGCGTCCTGCTCTACTAATCAAAGGGAGCGTCCAATGAGTTTGACTCGTAAAGACTTCGTTCGTCTAGCCAAGATCCTAAACGGACATCGCTCTCGACTCCTCGAGCTCGACTCTCCAGTCGCTCAAGATTGTTGGGACTCGCTCTTCTTCAACACGCTTAGATGGCTCGAAGAGACCAACGACCAGTTCGACCGAACACGTTTTATCGAGGCAGTCGAGGAGGACAAGAAATGAAGATAGTCAAAAACGTCTTCTACGTCCTAGCGTTCTATCTGTTCATCGCTCTTCCGGGACTGCTCAACGCTTGGTTGTCGACGATTCCATTTAGCGGCGAAATCCTATTCATCATCTTCGCCTTCTTCTTCCTTCTGTTCATCAACTATCTAGTCGGAGGAGGCAGGAAATGAAAGAGCCAATTCGTTCAATCTTCATCGAGAGCCGATCTTGGTTTGACAAGTCTGGAGGCAACTCCTACTTCTCTAATCGAATCTGGGTCAACGGACGTATCGCATTATCGACTCCTCTACGTTACGGATACGATACGGCATACATCTCGGACGCTCTCCTCGAGCTCTACAACGCAGACTTGATTGAAGAGCCTCAAGGTCTATACAACTTGAGACAAAAGGTCGATGTCTATTTCACTCAGAACTCCGTCCCTAAACGAGAAATGTTCAAGAGCGATCCTCCAGAAGACGACTTGGCAGAAAGATACGAGGCAGTCAAATGAGAACTCTGGCTCTAAGAGGCATCGTCACCAACCCTCCTCTAGTCCTAACGAACTCGACTCTGATAGGAGTTCGACTAGGGGACGGCAAACCAATCGTGGTCTTCACCCGGGACAAACTTGCCGTTTCAACCGAGCAGTCAATCAAGCTCGGCAATCAAGTCCTTCTAATCGGATCTTATCCAAGAGGAAATAAAGTCTGTTTCATGGCTGACGCTATCGGACTAGACATCGCTTTCGGGATAAACGTCCAAATGGACTTAGACGAGATAACCAATGTCGGTGGCTCGTTCTACGATTCAACTACCGACACCAATGAGAAATAGGAGAAATAAATGAGTACAGTACTAGCAGTTCAGCAAGACCAAACACAATGGGACGCCACTCAGTTGGCGGCTCTAAAACAAATCGGACTAAGCGACGCTCCCTCTGGGGACCTCGCTCTGTTCCTTCACTACGCACAGAAGACCGGACTAGATCCTTTCAGCCGTCAGATTTACATGATTGGACGTTGGGACTCTCGCTCCGGGTCGAATCGCTACACAATCCAAAGTTCAATCGACGGACTTCGTATCATCGCTCAACGTTCAGGAGAATACGCTGGACAGACTCAACCTCTCTGGTGTGGAGAGGATGGAGTGTGGAAAGACGTATGGCTATTGAGCGAACTGCCTCGAGCGGCTAAAGTCGGCATCTATCGTATTGGTTTCGCCGAACCTCTCTACGCCGTCGCAACGATTACGAGCTATTGTCCTCTAGGCAAGGATGGTCGTCCATCTGGTCTTTGGAGCAAGATGCCTGACGTGATGTTGGCGAAGGTCGCCGAGGCTCTAGCAATCCGTAAAGCGTTTCCGAACGACTTGTCAGGTATCTACACCTCGGAAGAAATGGACCAGGCTGACGTGAAAGTCGCTCCAGTTGCTCCAGAAACTCCAGCCGTTCAAGCTCCAGTCGAATCGGCAGTTATCGATCCGAAGTCCCGAATCAAACTGGTCAAGAAGATTGCTGACGCCAAGAGCAAAACCGAACTCCGTAAGATTTGGAACGACAACTCTGCCTCACTAGACGAGCCGTTCGTGAACTCTCTCGGGGACAACGTAACCCTCAAGGAACTAATCATCAGCAAGTCGAACGAACTTCCTGAGGAGGTCGAGAAATGACTCTCTGGAGAACAACTGACCCGGACACTAGCCGTGACGCCGCTCTCTCGCTAGACGAGGGGAAGATAACTCAGACGATGAAAGACATCATCAAGATCCTTCGTGACGAAGGACCTATGATTGACGAACTACTTATCTCGAGATACCTCGCACTCCAGTTTGGTCGTCAACTTCGAAAGCAGGAAACTTTCTACGCCTCGGATTCTGGTATTCGCACTCGACGTTCGCAACTTGTCAAGCTCGGAATGGTCGAAGACACAGGCAAACGTTCGCCAACTAGATCCGGCAAGTCTGCGATTGTTTGGTCAATCTCGACTAAACAAGTTAAGTTAGATGACATAGTTTGCGACCTTTGCGAAGGTGATGGACGTATTTACGGAGTGCCAACTCCAGATGGATCCGCAATCTGCCTAGAGTGTAGTGGAAGTGGTCACAAGTGAGCGACCACTCTTTTATACAAGTCTGCCAAGAGCAAGCGTTCGGAGTTGGCTGGCGTAGAGCTCTTCAAGAAGTTACCGAGCAACTACAAGTCCTAATCGACCAACTCACGATAGTCGGCAAGGATCCGTCTGCTCCAGATTGGTTGCGAGCCGACTCCTCTATGCGACTACACGGACTCAATTCGGCGGCCGACACCGTTCGCAAGTTGGCTCTTCTGCCAGCACCACGCTACATCACTGACCCGGGAGGCGACAATGAATAACAACGAATCACAAGTAATCGGATTAGGAATGGTGGCTCTTGGAACAATCGGACTCATCTGGTTATTGGTAAGTCTGGTCAACAGACCTCGATACAGCAGGAAGACGAACACGCCAGAGAACGCTCAAGAGATTCTCAACAAGTTTCTTAGCGGCTATACTGGAGGTAACGACTCGTTAGACTCCATGCCTGTAAATGCCCTGAGCTCTGACGAGTCGTTGCCACTTGAGTTTGTAGTTTTGTCTGGCGAAACTGTATTGGTTAGAGCCAACTCGGAGGAGGAGGCTTTGGCTAAGTTTTACGCCGAGGTCAATGACGAAGATTGTCCGTGTGGACGACCTCAAGCGTGTTGTGTTGACGATCCTGAAGATGAAGGACCTTATTGCGATTGTATCGAAACCAACGAAACTCAAACTTGGATTCAGGAGGCTTAGATGTCAGCCGAACGAGTTAGAGAATACTATCGCAAGCAAGGTCGAGTCACCGAGCGAGAAGAACTAATCAAGATCCTTCAAGCCGAAATCGAACGAGTCCCGAACACTCTTTATCGAGAGGGACTTCGAGAGGCTATCCGGGTCATTGAAGACCGATTCAAATACGCTGACCAAAAACCTAATGGCAAAGCATAAGTTCGTTAGACGTTACAGAGCCGAGCTTTTTCAAGAGTGGCTACGTCTTCGTAATCGTTGGCTCTTCTTCACTAAACCGAACTTCAAGCGTAAGATTCGTAGCTTGAGAAATCTAATCGGACTTTAGTGCTATGATAAAGAACAGGCAGGAGTGCTATCCGTTCGTGGTTCTATCCCCTATTTCTCCGAACGTTTTAGACAGCACTCCTGTCTTCTTTTCGTTCTATGATAGGAACGAGAGGAGGACGACTTGTTTCAATGCCTCAAGTGCGGAAACGACAACCCGAGCGAGCAGAGTTTCTACGAGTTACGTAAGGAACGCCGCCAAGAAATCCTCTGCCGATCCTGCCTCGCAATCCCGGTCCGAGCCGTCAAAACCTCTTACGGCATCTGCCGTCCGCATCGTGGCAACTTCGACTACGACGACAACCCGCTTGACAGATGGGGAAAACCATACAGACCCGGAGTTCGACTCTGCGGTAATAGGGACTGTATTCAAAAGAGTCACATCGTTCCAAATGAAAGGCTAAACAATGGAACCAATACCAACCAACGTAATTTCGGAGCTCCAGAGGATTCAACTTGAACTTGAGCGAGCTCCCGAGGCTCTCTTCTTGGCTGAAACAAAACTAGCCGAGGCAGAGAACCAACTTGATAAGGTCGAGTCCCTAGCGATGTTGAGATGCGAGGCAGGAACCATAGCCGAGAAACAGGCTGTCGCCAAACTCGAGTCCTCGGACGCTAGGTTGGAGAGAGATCTCGCTCGAGCCGAGGTGAATCGGGTCAAGACCAAACTCAAGATCCTAGAGTCAGCGTCTATGGCTACTGCCGTAATCGCTCGTCAGGTCGAGTTGATGTGGAAGACCTCTTAATGCCGACTTACCAATACAAGTGTTCCGGGTGCGAGCTCGTCCAACAAGTCGAGCGTTCAATCGGAGAGGCGGCCGAAACTCCGAAATGCGTCAAGTGTGGAGAAGACCTCGAGCGTCTATTCACTTTCGGAGGAGTTGCCTTCAGGGGAACAGGTTGGGGATCCGGTCAATGAATCACAAAGAGTTTCAGAGGTATCTGTCCCGGGACGAAGGACGATGCTATCACTGTGGCAAAGCAGGGGACGACCTCGTACCTCAACATCGATCCGGTCGAGGAATGGGCGGATCTAAAGTCCGTAACCGAGCCTCGAACATTATCACTCTTTGCTCAGTCGTCAACGGACTTCTCGAGTCGGACGCTGATGTCGCTCGACTTGGACGAGAACGAGGTTGGAAGATTAGCGGCTACGAAAAACCCGAGGAGGTCGCCGTGTACGAAACTTGGAGCGGTCTATGGTGGTTGCTCTGGGACGATGGAACTAGAACTATTGCTAAAACTGTGACAGACTAAATAGAGGAATAGGAAACCAATGGGACTTTTAGATAACTTAGAACCACCGAGCCAGAAGAAGACTTGTCCGTTCGGCAAGATCCTAGAATCGCTGGACGCCACAGACCAGTCAAAGTTGGTCGAGGCTCTCGCCAATGACAAGTGGAGTTCGTTAGCGTTGACCAACGCTCTTAAAGAGCGAGGCATCGTAACTAATCGTCACTCCCTTCACGACCACAGAACGAGAGTCTGCTTATGCTGGAGGACCTAACACCTCCCGAGGAAGAGCCAGCAGACGTAAAAGCTCTTCGCTCTGCTCTACGTCGAACTCAATCTCAACTTGTCCAAGCCAAAGACCGAACCGAGCAACTTGTCGAGGTAACTCGTCAGGCCGCTTTCGATGCGATGATAACTCTCGGCAAAGTTCCTCCGGTTCAGCCTCCAAAAACGGATCGCCGTAAAGGATCCGAGGTTGCTCTCTGGCACTTGACCGATTGGCAAGGAGCGAAGAAAACGACTTCCTACAACTCGGACGTAATGAGGGACCGGGTTCTGCTATTTACGGATAAAGCCGTTTCAATTACGAACATACATAGAGCAGACCACTCAATCAAGAAATGCGTCATCGCTTTCGGTGGCGACATGATTGAAGGACTCTTCAACTTTCCGGGTCAAGCGTTCGAAATCGATTCAACCATCTTCGGTCAATACGTTACAGTCAGTCGCCTAATCGTAGACGTAGTTCGGATTGCTCTTGCCAACTATGAACAAGTCGAGGTCGTAGCCGAGTGGGGTAATCACGGACGTATCGGATCGAAAAGGGACAACGTCCCGAGGTCAGACAACTTCGACAGGATGTGCTACGAGCTCGCTCGTCAACTTCTCGCTGGCGAGAAACGACTTGTCTGGCAGGACTCTCCCGAGGACATACAACGAATCGAGATTGGAAACTATCGAGCGTTACTTATTCACGGCGACGAGGTTGGACGAAACGGCTTTGCCTCTCCGGGTGCGATAGTCCAACACGCTAATCGCTGGAGATCCGGTTCGTATCCTTGGGACTTCCGTGACGTCTATATAGGTCACTATCACACTCACGCCGAATGGGCGATGGCGAACGGACTCGGATCCGTCTACCAGACAGGCTCAACCGAGTCGGACAATCGTTACGCTGGAGTGATGTTGGCGGCCTCAGCAACTCCGAGTCAACGCCTCCATTTCGTCGATCCAGAAAAAGGCAGAGTAACGGCTAGTTACAAGGTCTGGCTGGACAAATAAGCTCGACCCGGGTCTACAACCCTTGTATTTACAGGCGACTCGCCGACAAAATAAATCTCAAATAGTCTTGACTTTTTCGGCTCGACTTGGCAATAATAGTCCTATGAGGTTCGGATGGCGAGCCTCCCGAGAAATAGGGAGCAACAAAATGAGCACTACAACTTACTCAGGTCCTAAGGGACGAGAGAACGAAATCTGGTCAACAGCACTAGGCAACCTTGTCTGCGTTTCGGACAGATGTATGGGAACTAGATTGTTCGGCGAAATCGGCAACAACATCCGTCAGGGCAAGACCTTCGACGGAGCATACCGATTCACAGCAGACGAACGAGCATACATGAAGGACTTTCTAATCAACGAGATTGGCGAGGCTCGTCCAACTTGCGAGTGTGGAAGAGTGGAGTTCTAAGAATGAACACTCGTAAAATCACTAGACCTATGGTCACCAAGATCCTAATCGAATCAGGATTTGTCAAAGCCGAGTGGCGTAATCGCTCAAGCGAGAAACTATGGAACGACGGATTTCTTGTCAACGTCTACGACTTCACGATTGCTGGCGTCACGACCAAGAGAGTCGAAGTCAATCACGCTCTTGTTTGGAGTAGCGACAAAGACAAGCCTCAAATCGACTCCATCACTCGCAAGATGATGGGAGCGTTGGAGTTGGCTGGCATCGAAACTAAGTTGATGGAGTCAGACCATTTCTTCAACACAGTCCGTATCGAATACAAGGAGAGCAACTAATGGATTACTTTGTAGACCTAGAATCCGTAGACAAGTCTCTTCTAAACAATCTGCCAGACTGGTGCGACTCGAGAGTCAACACCACGACGGATCTTGAGGCTGAGGCAATCATCGTCGACGTAGACTACTTCGCATTTCAAGTCTGGCTCGACGGAACTTATCTCTGTTGGGAGGAGAGGGACATGGAGTCCAAAGGAGCAGTCGACCTGCGAGCTTTTACTTCGGACTTAGACCTCGCCTCAGTGGCTCTTTGGAAACAAGTCAAGAAGAGCGTAGACAAGTTTCTTGAGGAGCCGTTCTAATGATAATCAACTACAACAACTTTTACTTGAGAGTTATTGCTCGCCAACACACAGGCAAGTCTGGTTCGGAATTGCTCGAAGGATTTCTAAAGTCCGAGTTTGCCGAACTAGATTTCGAGTTCACAGTTGTCGAGTACATCAACGAGTCTAATCAAAACTGGATTTCGCTCCAGACTCCAGACCTGTTCAACATAGTTATCTCGGCTAGTGGCGATTGCCTCTGGCTAGTGTTCGAGCGATACGAAGTTGAGGAGCAGTTCGAGTTCAACGATTGGCAAGGACTTTTCGCCGCCTATCAAGAGGCTCGCCATGTCTGAGGCTACCGATAAAGTTTCGGGTATGACCTTTGGACTAGAACTTGAGTGGGCAGATGTAGACAGACGTATCTCAATCCCCGAAACTCTCGGCTCTTGGGACTTCGAGGACTACACCATCGTCAACTCCAACGGACGAGCCAACGATCCGACTGGAGCTTATTCCTTCGGAGGCGAAATCAACACTCGTCCAACCGAAACTCCTATGGAACAGGCTCACATCGCTAGTCAACTAGCAGACCTCCTCAAGCCGACAATCAACTATCGATGTAATCTACACGTCCACGTCGCCGTCCCGGGACTCGCACAGGATCTTGAACTTATCAAACAAGTCGCAACGTACTTCCGATACAACGAGAGGTTCGTCTTCGAAACGATTGAGCCAATCCCGAAACCAACCTCCGAGGAGTATCCAAATCCCGAGGAACTCAAGGGAGCGATGAAACGTTACAGGCGAAGACTGGTGAGCCATCACTACTCTCTCCCCGAGGTTCGTTACCAAGAACTCCTCAACTCCTCGACGCTGGAGGAGCTCTATTCGGCTCACGCTCCTTTATCCAAGTCTGGTCGCCGTCAGTTTCAGATTGCTCCTCGACCTGCGATGAACCTTCGCTCTCTCTTCAAGAACGGCACAATCGAGTTTCGCCATTTCCCCGGGACAGCAAACTGGATGGAAATAGAATCAGCAGTCAGTTGGTGTAAGTTCTTCGTCATAGCGGCCATTACCGACTTCACTCCAGCCGAACAAGTCTACGGATTTCGAGGCTGGACGTTCCCCGAGTTTCGTCCATACATCCACGAGCTCGAGCTCGGCTATCAAGAAACGAAGTTCAAGAAATGAAGATCCTATTTGTCTGTACTGGCAACATCAACCGATCCGCAGCGGCCGAAGTAATGGCTCGTCAACTTCACCCGGATTGGATTATTCAATCGGCGGCCACCAACCTCAAAGCCAATAAACCTATGTCTAAGAAAATGAGGTTGGCTCTAGTCGAGGCTGGCTATCCAAAAGTAGACTTTCATCGCTCAACGGCTCTATCCAAATCCCTAGTCGATTGGGCAGACCTAGTTATCGGATTTCAACCCTCTCACCTCAAAGCGATTAGCGACCTCGGAGGCAATTCAATCTCTCTAGTCCAATACCTCGACTCGAGTCCTGCTCTCACTAAAGTTCCCGATCCTGCCTTCGACTCGAGTGGCGACACACACAGACTTGTAATCTCTCTCATAGAGCAAGCGTTACCAGCAATAAACAATAGGAGCAACTAATGGAAAAGACAACACTCATCAACGCTCTCCGTCAAGTTGACGGCGACCGAGCTCGTTCTAAGCAAACAGCAATCGGAGTTTCGGCTCTCGGAGATTGTCGCCGTAAAGTCTGGCACATGACTCAGGGAGATAAGAAGACGAACTCAACTCTCTCCCTCCCGGCGATTATGGGAACGGCTATTCATACGGCAATCGAGGCCGCTATCCTAACTCAGTACGAGGACCGGGACGAGAACCATATGCCAATGCTCGAACACCGAGTCGAAATCGAGGGACTACCTCCAGCAACAATCGACTTCTTCGATCCGCTTTATGGAGAGGTCGTCGACTGGAAGACCATCACCCTCAAGAACGTCGACTGGTTCGTGAGCCAACAGAAACGTTGGCAAGTTCAGGTCTACGGCTACTTGCTAGTTCAAGCCGGGTTCCACGTCAAGAACGTAACCCTTGTCGGTATTCCAAGAGATGGAACGGAGAACGACATCGTAGTTCACACCGAGCCGTATAGCGAAGAGGTTGCTCTTCAAGCTCTGGCGTGGCTCGAGGACGTAAAGGGCAGGACAACTGCTCCAGACCCGGAGAGAGATCCGATTACCTTCTGTGCCAAGTATTGCTCGTTCTACGGCGACCTCTGTAAAGGGATTCCGAAAGACTTATCGGGTCAGGCAATCGTAGACGAAAACGCCTCCAACGCGGCGAAACGCTACATCGAGGTCAACGAGGCTCTCAAGGTCCTTGAGGCTGAAAAGGATGCCGTCAAGTCTGCTCTGGAAGGGTTCGCTGGAGTTACGATGGACGGAGTAAAGGTTTCTTGGTCTGAGGTCGCTGGACGTAAAACTCCAGACACAGACGAGATTCTCAGATTGCTCCAGACTCACGTCGACGAAAACATGGAGCTACCTGTAAAGGTTGGTCAGCCATCCGTTCGATTGAGCGTAAAGTGAAAGTCCGAGTCTTCGCAACGGCGATAACTTCGGTGATCCTCTTGTCCTTAGGAACACCAAGCTCTATCGCCGTTGCGGATCCTATACCGACAGACAAGTCAATCGTAATTTTGGATCCGTTTCAGGACGAGATTAGAGCGACCAAGATTTCTAAAGTCGTCAATCAACTAAAGTCCCGGGTCAACCGAACTCCTTACGTCCGAACAGGCTCGTCCATCTATGGTTGGGACTGCTCCGGTTTAGTTCGATGGATGTACGAACAACTCGGAGTCGGAGTCCCTCACTCAGCCGACAAACAGGCTCACATAGGCAAGAGAGTTCACCGAGCTCAAGTTGGCGACATAGTCGTCTTCGCTAGACGAGGCTCAACCGATTTCTACCACTCAGGCATTTACGTTGGTGGAGGTAAAGTCCTCAACGCTAATCGCTATTACAAGACCACAGTCGTCGAGCCGCTATCGGATTACGGAACAGACCAAGTCCGTTTCGTCCGAGTTGACTTGAACTGCTGGAAGAACTACAAAACCGAATACCAATCTATAACCAACTGCGAAGGGATAAACAAATGAGCGACAAAGAACTAACCGAGTGCGAGTGCGATCCGTGTGGAGATGAAACTTGTTCTTGTAGAGGCAAGCGATGCGATTTCTGTAAGTCGCAAGAAGACAAAACAGTAGAGCCAGACTTTGCGACCGAGCTCCAAAGAATAGTTCAGAAGGAGCGTAACCGAATTGCCGATAACTTGCTTAAGCACAATGAGGTCTGTAACTACAAAGCCGTCACCGAAGAGGATTGCGATGTCTGCTCTTATCTCAAGATGGCCGCTCAGATTGTTCGGACCGGGGAGGCGTTCTAATGGATAGCATTCCGGGTTACGACGGCTGGAAAACGGCTACACCTTGGGACGACGAGGTGTCGATGACTGTAACTTATACTTGCCACGCTTGCGAGTCCGAAATTGAAGACTCGGACGCAATCGGATCTCGAGGTTGCGACGAAGTTATTGTTCATTGTCCAGAGTGCGATGCCGAGAACTCGGTCAACGTTGGAAGAGATTGACTTGGAACTTGAGTTTGCCGTTCCGGGTCAACCAGTTCCACAGGGATCTAAAAACGCTTACAACCAAGGTGGACGTATTGTTTTAGTAGAGTCCGCTAAGGGATTGAAGAAATGGAGGAGGCTCGTCAGCGACGAGGCGGCTCGTAGCTCTCACAAGTGGACGATGCCAGACTCCTCGGTCGCTATCCACGTATCGATAACTTTCTTTATGGAGCGACCAAAATCCGTGAAACGTCTGCACCCGACAGTAAAACCCGATTTGGATAAGTTGATACGCGGCGTTCTCGATGGCGTCACTCAATCGGGTAAAATCTGGAAGGACGATTCACAGGTCACGGTGATAGTCGCCTCGAAGGTTTACGCCTCTGGTTTCCCTCTAACAATTGTAAGCATTCGAACATGACTTTGCGACTCTTAGAAACCCGGGACGAAAACGGCATCGAGCAAGCTAGATGTGCTGAACCTTGGGTCGATCCTGAATTGTTCTTCGACACGGCAACTCAAGACCTCGCTGTCGGAATCTGTAATGATTGTCCAATCGTCGAACTCTGCCTCAAGTACTCAATCAAAGAGAACATTGAGGACGGAGTTTGGGGAGGATTGACCGAGGCTCAACGGCGACAGATGATAAAAAAGCGTGTAAGATAATAATCAAAGAAGGCTAAACACAATGGGCAAATCCGATACTCCACTCCTCGTCTTTGATTTCTTCTCAGGCACAGGTTCATCAACTCGAGCTTTCGAGGACGCTGGCGACAACGTAATCTCCTTCGAGTTGGACTCGGACTTTTTCGCAACCGAGAACATCGACATCCTCGAGTTGACTGCCGAATACCTAATCAAAACTTACGGACAACCAGACTTTGTTTGGGCTAGTCCTCCGTGTACTGCGTTCTCCGTAGCCTCAATGGGTCATCATTGGATTAGTGGCGGATCTTTCCCTCAACCTCGAACCGATAGAGCCGTCCTCAGTCAAGAGCTCGTAGTTCACGTTCGCAACCTCATACACGACCTCGCTCCAAAACTTGGATACCTAATCGAGAACCCGAGAGGGATGTTACGAAAGTTACCTCCTCTCGCTGACCTCCCTAGACGAACAATCACTTATTGCCAATACGGCGACGACCGGATGAAACCAACTGACCTTTGGGGAGAAGTCCCGGGTTGGACTCCTCGACCTGCTTGTGCCAACGGATCGGATTGCCACATAGCCGCTCCTCGAGGCTCAAGCACAGGAACTCAAGGACGCTCCAACGCTAAGACTCGCTCAATGGTTCCATACGCTCTTGGGGAAGAAATCAGGTCAGCCATCGTAGACCAGAGGAGCAACTCTAATGGTTAATCTCGGCGGCGAAACCTCAGTATCAAAGACGGATGTCTGGCTTACGCCTCCCTCCCTCCTCCGAGCTCTAGGGGAGTTCGACTTGGATCCTTGCTCACCGATAAATCGACCTTGGAGTACTGCCAAGCTCCACTACACAATCGAGGACGACGGACTTGCTCAGACTTGGAACGGACGAGTCTGGCTAAATCCGCCGTATGGTCCGGGTATGGACATCTGGCTCAATCGACTAGCCAATCACTCGGGGGGGGGACTAGCGTTGGTATTTGCTAGAACCGAAACAAAGACTTTCTTCGACCAAGTTTGGAGCAAAGCAACCGGGATTCTCTTCCTCAAAGGGAGAGTGTCGTTCTATCGTCCAGACGGAACTCAAGGGCAAGCCGCCGGATCTCCGAGCGTCCTAATCGCTTACACAGATGCCGAGGCAGACTTTCTCGAGACAACTCCAATCGTTGGACACTTCGTCAGATTGCGTAGACAACTATGAGAATCGGATCGTTATTTAGTGGCTACGGCGGCCTAGACCTAGCCGTAACTAACGTCACAGGTGGCAGAGTCGTCTGGCATTGTGAGTTTGATAAAGCTCCGTCCAAGGTTTTAGAAAAGAACTTCTCCGGGATACCGAACTACCACGATGTCCGAGAGGTCGACTTCACTCAGGTTGAACCTGTCGAGATCCTGACTGGCGGATTCCCTTGCCAAGACTTGAGCGTCGCTGGTAAGAGAGCCGGACTCAAAGAGGGGACGAGGAGTGGACTCTGGTCTGAGTTCGCTCGAGCAATAGAAACGTTACAACCAAAACTCGTAGTAATCGAAAACGTGAGAGGAATACTTAATGCTAAAGCCAATAGCGATTTGGAACGATGCCCGTTCTGTATGGGAGAAACCGATACAGAGCCTGTATTGCGAGCACTTGGAGCTGTTCTCGGGGACTTGGTCACCCTCGGGTATGACGCTAGGTGGACAAGCGTACGAGCTTCCGACGCAGGAGCTCCGCATCGCAGGGAACGGATCTTCATCGTCGCCTCAAGAGAGTTCTAACGTCAAACTACTTATGACTCCAATGGGAGTCGAGGGAGATGGTGGAGCGGTCTCGGCGAAAGTCAAAGAGGCGAAGGGTCATTACGTGATGCTCCGGGACCAGATTGTCGACCTAATCAACTTGCCAACTCCAACTGTTGGTCACATTCGTAATCACGACGAAGACTTGGACGACTATCTTCAAAGGCGAGAAGACTACATTGAGGGTCGAGCTAAAGGAATGCCCGGAGCAAGTCTTGGCGTGGCAATTCGTTTGGAGCAGGAGGGTATCGAATTGTTCGGAACTTTGACAACGGCATTGAGCGGCCGTTCACCAGAGTTTAGGAAAAACAGTAACGCTAATCCGGCTGAGTTCGTTGAAGACTTGATAGCCGCCAATCTCTTACCAACTCCAAACACTATGGACTCTTTACCAGCAAGGACCGGGGAGGCTTTGGAGCGTCAGTTGAGGCGTGGAGTTGAGGGAGGCTCAGTCCGTAGCACGACAGGCAATCTTCGAGAGGACATAGTGTTGCTTTCAACTCCGTTGGTCGACGACGCCAAGAACACAGGACACAACACGAAACGTTACTCGACTCTTGCGAGCGACGTATACGTTCTGCCGACTCCTCTAGCCTCGGAGGGAACTAAACAAGATACGACCATCACGGCTGAAGAGCGTATCGCCAACGGCAATCAAGTTGCTCTTACGAACATCGCAAGATCCGGAGTAGACAATCCTCAGATTTGGGGAAAGTACGAGCCAGCAATCAAGCGTTGGGAGTTCGTCCTTGGTCGACCAGCACCAGCACCAACCAAGCCAGACGGCAAAGACGGAGCTCACAGACTTTCAAGCGTCTTTACGGAATGGATGATGGGACTCCCGGAGGGTTGGATAACCGATTGTGGATTGACCAGAAACGAAGAGTTGAAACTCGCTGGCAACGGCGTGGTTCCGCAACAAGCAGAAATCGCATTACGGATTCTGTTACCAAAACAACTAATAAAAGAAAGCGAATAAACAAATGAACATCCCTCTAACAATCATTGGCAACCTCGGACGTGACATAGAGATCCGTCAGACCAAGCAGGGCAAGTGGGTCAGCAACCTTACCGTAGCCGTAACTCCTCGAGAGAAGAAGAACGGCGAGTGGACTGATGCTGAAACAATCTGGTTCAAGGTCACTATCTGGGACAGACTTCCAGAGGTTCTATACACCAAGGGTTCTAAAGTAATCGTGTCTGGCGAGCTCTACCAAGAAACTTACGAAAAAGACGGAACGTCTATCAAATCGCTCATTATCAAGGCAGACACAGTTGCTAAGGCAGAGCGATACGACAAGTCGGAGTCAACCTCTTCGAACGACCAGTTCCGTTCAGCCACGCCAACTCCAGACTGGTCTACACCGACAGCCGTTTCCGACGACACTCCGTTCTAGTGATACAATCTAGGTAAGGAGAACTAATGAGTCTGAAAATCGAATCAGTTGCCGTTACGGATCTCAAGCCGTACGCCAACAATCCAAGAAAAGGCAATGTAAAAGTTATTGCCGAGTCGCTCAAAACGTATGGTCAATACAAGCCAATCACCGTGAACTCTCGCACTCGGGAGATTCTTGCTGGTAACCATACGTTCCAAGCGGCCGTAGAGCTAGGTTGGGAAACAATCGACGTTACTTTTGTCGACGTTGACGAGGAAACGGCTGGCAAGATAGTAGCCATCGACAATCGCTCTTCCGATCTTGGAGAATACGATAATGAGAAACTTCTCGAGTTGTTGTCTTCAATTCCAGACTTGGACGGCTCTGGATACGAGCAGACCGATCTTGACGACCTGAGAGCGTTACTCGAGGAGTCTGTTGCTCCAACTGTAAGCTCTTACAGCGAGGTCAAGACCGGCGAAACAGGTCAGAGTGGAACTCTAACAATCCCTAGCCTCGAGGAGTATGCCGAGCGTTACGCTCAAAAAGCAACTCGTATGTTGATAGCCGATTACCCGAACGCCACTTACATCTGGCTAATGGAAAAGTTGTTGGATTACCGAAACAAAAACAACATCACTTCCAACGCTGACGCAATAGTTCATCTTTTAGAAACCGAGTATAAGGAGCAAGCACCAAGTGAAACTGAGTGACCTTCCAATCATTAGAGTCAAGAGAGTTTTAACGGAAGACGAGGCTACCGAGCTAGTCGGTACTGAGGTTCCAAGTATCGACCCGGAGTTACACGGACCGGGTATCTGGATTGACGATGAAACGGAAGAACCAATCTTCGCTTGCTTTCCTATGGAAGAGGAAGTAGCTCTGCTCCGAGCGGCCGTCCTCAACATAAAGTACGGATCGACAATCCGACAATCAACAGGACTCAAGAACATTAGCCGAACTTTCGGTATGGCTCCACGAAAGGTATTTCAACGTCGAGAGTCTTGCCGTCCAACAACTCTCGCCAACGAGCAACCTGACGAACACGCTGTACTAATCAAGTTTGCCGAGAAGTTTGCCAAGATGCTCAGAGAGTTTGCTCCGGATCTCTACGAACATGATGTCGATAATCTATCTAAGGCTGGACTCGAGAACGAGTGGCGTATGACGGACGACGCTCTTTGGACTTCGGGAGTCGTCAACAAGTCTTCAACCCTTCCGTATCACCGTGACGGATTCAACTTTGCGACTTGGTCAGCGATGCCAGTAATCCGAAGGGACATGGCTGGCGGCTATCTCCACTTCCCCGAATACGACTTCACGTTCACGGCTCGAGATGGTTGGGTAAGTTTCTTCCCCGGGTATAAATACGTCCACGGAGTAACTCCAATGACTCCTCGCAAAGAGGGAGCTTATCGCTATTCGGTCGTGTATTACGCTCTCCGAGGTATGAAGGATTGTTTCACTTACGCTGTCGAAACTGCTAAGGCCAAAGAGTCGAGAACTAAACGAGAAGATGGTATGGCTGAGGATCTCAAATCAGGATCCTCTAAAGTCAAATGACGCAACTAGATTGGAAGACGTATGCTCTCTTCCACTCCGAGTCCGTCGCCTCGAACGAGATAGATGACGTTTATCCCTGCCTCAAAGAGTTCGGTCAAATCCTAGAGCTCGACTCGGAGCAAGCAGTCTGGTTGACGTTCCTTTACGTCGCTTACTACAACATGAACTCAACGCTCCAAGTCTTCGAAAACCATCGAGAGCCAGCAATCCCGAAAGCCGAGCAACTCAAGTTACCGACCGGGACGGAACGCCGAGCTCATCGAGTCCCTGCCAAGTTGGAACGCCACCTCGGAGAACTCGTATCTATCGCCGAAAACAACGGCGGCCTATTGAACTGGATTCGCAAATACGTAGTCACCGACTCTCCGACTCAATCGTGGGATCGAGTGGTTGAGGCTCTTGAGTCCATCTACGGAAACGGACGTTGGGCATCATACAAAACTGCCGAAATGCTCTGGAAGGTCAACGGACTTCCCCTTCAAGCGTCAGACATGGGTCACGCTCACTCCTCAGGTCCAAGAAAGGGACTGGCTCTCCTATACGACAACCTGCCAGACGGCAACAAAGCCGAAGACGTAGCCGAGCTCGACCAAATCTCTCTCGACCTCTTAAACAGGCTCACAGACCTCGGAGTCGACGCCAAGATTGAAGAGGCTGAAACGTCGTTGTGTGACGTATACGCTCTCGCCGAAGGTCACTACTATCTCGGTATGGACATAGACGCTATGTTGGAGAACCTCCTCAAGTGTCCGAGTCCTCTAGCCGAACAGATGTTCGAGGCGAGGAGCAGGGCAATCCCTCACCACTACCTCGGAGAGAAGAACGACTGGACTGGAGTCGACCAACCTCGCAAGCGAGTATTCAAAGAAACAGGTAAGTTGTTAGTGAGGAGTCCAAAATGAGAATAGGCATAATCGGGTCAGGCATCGCAGGATCCGCAACAGCAAGAATCGGCAGAGAACTCGGTCACGAAGTAGTCGTCTTCGACCACGCTCCCGGAAGAGCCGCCTCGAGATGTGCTTTAGCAACAATACGTCCTCAATGGTTCAAGCCAGAGTTACGAGGAACTATCGAGCAGTCTTGGCGTTGGTACGAGAAATGGGGAGCAGACGTAACTCAATACGCTTTCACGTCGCATTGGCGTAACCCGGAGGTGAAAACTCAAAAGGACTGGTGGTTGGTCGACCCGGAGAAAAGCCTCGTCAACCCGGACATCGAGGAGCAAGTCTTCTTTATCGAAGGCAACCGAATCGTAACTAGAGAAGACACTTACGAGTTCGATGCAATCCTGAACGCAACTGGAGCTTACGGAGGGGACCTTTCCGTCCAACACGAAGACCTTTGGGGAGCAACCCTCTACTCGACGAACGCCGTCCTCGACCACGGACCGCTCCGTATCCATCACATACGTCCGTACCACACGATTACGATTGCCGACAATCACGGCGAAATCCGACTAGGCTCAAGTGTCGCCAAAACCGAGGCAGACGCCATCAAAGGAGTCGAAGAGATGCTCGAGGCCGCCGAACAAGCCAACCTCGTCCAACCGGGAGCAACTTGGCAAATACTTACAGGCATACGAGCCAGAGTGAAAGGAAACGAACCGACTCTTCCAGAGTTTGGCAATAAGTTCACCTCAATCGGCAACCTTGCAAGATCGGGATACGCCATCACTCCAGCCGTAATCGAGAACTGGCTACGCTCCCTTACATGATGATAGAAGAAACTTGCTCTTGTGGAGCGTCAATCGAGGTCAACAGGGACGACGAACTCAAGTTGATTAGAGAGTGGCGAAGAATACACAAATGCCTTCCGAGGAGAGAAGACCTCGGGACGCTGACCTCTCAAATCGAGCAAGCCAACAACGATCCGCTACCCGAACAACGATTCGGATTCCAACCAGAAGAAAGAAAAAGAAGAAATGGCTAAACGCAAGAAGACCACAACTCTCGGTATTGGCGTAAAAACTTACGTCCTCGCTTACGGAGTGAACTATACGATTCAAGCCAAGTCGGAGGAGGACGCTCTACGGATCCTCGAAGCTTACGTTGAGAGTACTAACGATGTTCCTGTCGCTGACTTGAAAGCAACACAAGAAGAGTTAGACTTAGTAGTAGAGGCAGAACAGGCGTACGTCAACGTCCTCCAAATCCTCTAAACAAGTCAAAGGCTAAACATGACTACAACTCTCGTTCTTTTAGGCGAGCCAGGTGCTGGAAAGTCGACTCTCATCGCAGAGCTAATCCAACCTTGGACTCAACTCACGTTAGAACTACACCCGGTCAAACACACGACCTATAACTCCCCTTACGGCAAAGCTCTACAACTCGGTTGGACTCGAGTTCCATTTAGCGGGACAGACACTTTAGGTCAGGCGGCTATAAACCCGATTTCCGACTGGTACGAGGAAGGCATCGAAGGACTCGTTATTGCTGAAGGCGACAGACTAGCGAACGACCGATTTATCAAACTAGCCAAACGAGCCGGAACAACCCTCGTCTTCCACCTCAACACCGATCCTCGAGTCGCTCAAGAACGACGTATCCTCCGAGCCAGAGCCTTCTCCCTCGCAACTCAAAACCCGAGTTGGATACTAGGCAGACAAACTAAACATCGCAACCTCGCTGAACGTTGGAACGCTATCGTCCTAGACGGCAGTAAGCCAACGTCCGAGCTCGTCGCCGAGATACGATACTATTTATCCCGAGAGTTAGGATAACCATAGTGGCGACAAAGAAACGAAAGTCTGTCCCTCCCGAGCAGTTCGATAAAGAGAACAAGGTCCTCGAGTTGAGGAGATCCGGAGAAACTTGGGAACGTATCGCAGTAGCCGTTGGTTACGCTAACGCCTCTGGAGCTCAGAAAGCGTATGCGAGAGTAGTGTCCCGGGTTCAACGTGAAAGCGTAGACGAGATTAGGGATCTTGAACTCGATCGGCTCGACAGGATTCAGAGAGCGTTCTGGACTCCAGCAATCGTAGACCGGGATAAGAGAGCCGCCGAAGTCGTCCTGAAGGTAATGGATCGTCGAGCGAAACTCCTCGGACTTGAGGCTCCAACTAAGGTTCAAGCAGAGGTGGTGAACTATGACGGAAACTACGACTACAACGAAGACATCGAAAGAATCATTGGACTACTCAGCACAGTGGATTCGAGCAAGCCGCTATCGTTGGAAGGCTGAACAAGCTCGTCAAGAGCAGTTAGCACCCGAAGGCGATTGGAACGTCTGGCTGTATCTGGCTGGACGAGGAGCAGGTAAGACTAGGACGGCGGCCGAGTGGCTCGCAGACCAAGCCATCTCCTCTCCGGGTACTAGATGGGCAATCGTCGCTCCAACTTACGCTGACGCTAGAGATACCTGTGCCGAGGGAGAGTCTGGCATTCTCAACGTCCTCCGAAGATACAAAATGCTCAAAGACTGGAATAGGTCGCTTGGAGAAATCCTTCTCAACAACGGATCTCGAATAAAGCTCTTCTCTGCCGACAAGCCGGACCGCTTTCGAGGTCCTCAACATCACGGAGCTTGGTGCGACGAGTTAGCGGCCTATCGCTACACGGACGCTTGGGACCAACTCCAGTTCGGTCTACGACTAGGCGACAAACCTCGTATCATCGTCACTACAACTCCTCGACCAACTAGCCTCATACGCTCCCTAGCCAATCGACCTGACGGAACTGTCGCCGTCACCCGAGGATCGACTTTCGACAATGCCAACAACCTCGCTCCAACGGCTCTAGCAGACCTCAAACTCCGATACGAAGGAACTCGACTAGGACGCCAAGAACTCTACGGCGAGATTATCGACGAGGTGGACGGAGCTCTATGGACGAACTCTCTACTAGACGAAACCCGGGTTCAAGAGTGTCCTCCTCTAATCAGGATTGTAGTTGCGATTGACCCGGCTGTAACCTCTAAGCCGGACTCGGACGAAACCGGTATCGTGGTCGCTGGAGTGACGAGCGACGGACATTACTACATCCTCGAAGACGTAAGCCTCAGAGCAGGACCGGACGCTTGGGCTAGGAAAGCAGTCGAGGCGTATTATCGCTGGAAAGCGGATCGCATTATCGGTGAAGGCAACAACGGAGGCGACATGATTGAATCGCTCCTCCGACAAGTTGACCCGCTAATCCCTTACAAGAAAGTTACGGCAACCCGAGGCAAACTTCTCCGAGCCGAACCAGTAGCCTCGCTCTACGAACAGAATCGAGCTCACCATGTCGGATCGTTCGCTCAACTCGAAGACCAGATGACAAACTACACTCCTCTATCCGACTTCTCTCCGGATCGTCTGGACGCTCTAGTTTGGGCGATGACCGACTTAATGGAGGGAGCGTCCTCTATGCTAGGTATAGCGGCTCTTGCTCAGTTCTGTCCATCGTGTCGTATGCCAGCACCGAAGACAGCCAAGTTCTGCCCGACTTGCCATACGGCGTTAGGATAACCACATGGGACTATTTGATAACTTTGTAACCAGACTCGCAACGGAGATTACTAAAGTTGCTCCGACAGTAACGCCGATAAGTCAGGCGATGCTGAACAATCTCGGTAATCAAGGTATCGGCACTAGCGTCCCTCTTGAACGTAACCCTAATTTAGCTCGAGTGCCGTTCGCTCCGGGTATGCCGATTATCCCGAGTGCCATCAACCCGGTCCGTTCTGATGGTCGTCCCGATCCTAGACGTTACGAATACCAAGTTGCTCAAAACATCAACATTACTGAAACACGACTCGTCCCCTTCAAAACTCTTCGAGCCGCCGCAGACCAGATAGACATCATTAGACGTTGCGTCGAGGCGATGAAGAATAAAATGGTCGGACTAGATTGGGACATTATCCTGACGGACGATGCGACAGAGAAAGTCGCCAAGGAAACAGGTCTATCCTCTCTTCGAGCTCAACAAGTTGCCAAAGAGGAGTTCAGTCCAGAGATTAGCCGTCTACGAGCTTTCTGGAAGAACCCGGATCCAAGCAATGGACTTATTTTTGCCGACTGGCTGAACATGGCTCTCGAGGACGTATTGGTGTTGGACGCTCTAGCCGTCTGGCCGCAGACCAACGTTGGAGAGAAACTCCACGGATTACAAATCCTAGACGGCTCAACTATCAAGCCTCTTATCGACGACCGAGGTATGCGACCTGTCGCACCGAACGCCGCCTTCCAGCAGATACTATTTGGTTTCCCGAGATCCGAGTTCTCTGCTCCAGACGAAAACGTGAAGGCTGACGGAACGTTTACCAGCGACGAGCTCTCTTACCTAGTCCGTAACAGAAGGACTATGAGCGTCTACGGCTATTCTCCGGTCGAGCGTTGTCTGCCAATAGCCGACATCTATCTTCGCCGTCAACAATGGCTACGAGCCGAATACACGGACGGCGTTCTACCAGACTTGATGCTCAAATCGGACGCCAACTTTGGTAACAACCCGGACTTGCTACGAGCTTACGAAAACATCTTGAACGACAACCTCGGAGGACAGACCGAGCAAAGACGTAAAGCCACGCTCCTCCCTGCTGGACTAGATCCTGTTCAATTCGAAGGCTACGGCGAAAAGTTCAAGGACACTCTCGACAAGTGGCTCGTCAACTCAATCTGTGGACACTTCGGTATTATGCCTTCGGAGATTGGTATAAATCCAGAGTCTGGACTAGGTGGTGCTGGGTTCCAAGCAGGAGAGTCAACCTCGAGCGAAGTTATCGGTCTAGTGCCTCTATCAAAGTGGATGGGACGAATGCTGTCGCATCTGTCATACGTCTATCTCGGTATGCCTCGAGAACTCGAGTTTAAGTTCATGGAAAGCGTCCGAAATGACGATACGGCTATTGCTCAGGCAGACGACATCAGGCTCAAAAACGGATCGTTGGCTATCAACGAGGCTCGAGCCAGAGCAGGTTTATCACTCCTTGAGGCTGAGGAGGCAGACGTTCCAATCTTCCTAACTCACCAGACAGGTTATTTCCTAACGGAGAACGGCTTGATGGATATGTCGACAGGATCGCTAGTTGACGCTACGGACGAGGACGTTCAACCCGGAGAAATCTTGCCTAATGGCGAGGTCGCTCCTGAGGAGAACTCGGACGTTGAACCCGGAGAAGAACCCGGGGAAGAGGTCGAACCCGCCGAGGAGGAACCCGGAGAAGAGTTACCTGAAACGGACGAAGCTCCTAACCCGGACAAGTCTGAGGACGAGGAAGAGGACAAGAAAGAGAAGGCCGCTCAAGAGGAGATCCGACAGTTCATTCGTTGGGTTCGCAAGTCGCCGTCCCGGTCCTTCGAGTTCGTTGCTCTATCTTCGACTTACGCTAAGACGCTCAACAAGTTCGTTGAGGCTAGGGACTTCGACTCTGCTAGATGGTACGCCGAGCGATACCTGTAATGAGGTCTACGGCTAAAGCGTCTGATGCGGCTCTCGTCCGAACTGCGACTCGACTGGCAGACGGAATCGCCTCTGCTATCCGTAGAGGACTTGACCCGGACAAGATTGCCGAAGACTTTCTACACGATTTCCCTTTAGGCTCCAATGTCACTCCACAACAGGCTAGGGATTGGACGAGGATCCACGTCACTATCGACGCTAGGGAACTTTCAAGAGCGATGGACGAGTTGTATGCGTCCGGGTGGATTCTAGGTGAAGACTTGGCAAACGAGCTAGTCGCTGAGGCTAAGGGAATACGCCTCCGGGTTCAGACTAAAGCTCCGGCTCCTAAGCCGCCGAAACTAGATCCTAAACAACCAACCCGATTCGACTGGTCGACTTGGCGTCCCGGGCATAGAGCGGCTGAGGCTCTTCTCCGTCCGAAAGGTGGATTGGACGCTCTTCTCCGAAGGACTAAGCCGGTAACGATTCAGGGTGTATCTCGGACTAGCCGTGACCGAATTGGAACTGTCTTGGCTGACGCTCTCGGACTCGGGTTGACTGACCTGAGTGTTGCGAAAGAGATTATCGCTCTCGGTATCCGTAACTTGTCGAAGGATCCGCAGAGAGCGTTGAGTATCGCTACGACCGAGATGAACCGAGCAATGAGTGTCGCCTCAATGGACACTTACACCGAGCTTGGCTTAGATCGGGTGGAGTGGTTTGCTCTTGAGGGTTGCGAGTATTGCGAGGAGAACGCTGACGCCGGTCCTATTCCTCTCGGATCGGAGTTCCCTTCGGGAGATACCGAACCACCTGCTCACCCGAACTGCCGTTGCTCAATCCTCCCTTACATCGAAGACGACTCTTCCCCGGTCCGTGAGCAAATCGAGGAATAGATACTATGATTGAAACAGAGCTCGACTCTCTATGAAAGGTTGACCCTAATGGCACTCGTCCACATCAACGTAACTCTTCCAGTTCCAGTACCTGGTACTCCACAACTGATATTGAAGATGCCGATTGGCGTCGAAACCACCGCAGTTCAAATTCAAAATCTCGATTCGGCAACCATCTACATTGGTGATAAAACTATTTCTAATACTGGAGCAACTCGAGGTCACGCAATTACGACAGGTGTTTCTTTTCAACTTTGGCTGAAAGCTGGCGATGAGGTCTACGCTCTCACCAATGGTGCGGCTACTGCGGCTGGTGCAGTCGTCATAACTTACTCGGGTATCTAGGAGAACAGTATGGCTGAACGGATTGCACAAGCATACGCCTCTATTGAGAAGGCAGACAAGAACCCGGACGGAACTCTTACCGTATACGGCAAAGCAACAGACGACTCAATCGACATCGACCAACAGATTTGCGACGAAACTTGGCTCAAGAGAGCGATGCCGGACTGGATGATGTCTGGAGGTAACGTCCGAGAGCAACACTCGAACATAGCCGCTGGAGTCGCAACCGATTACGAGCTCAAGGGTGATGGACATTACATCACGGCTCTAGTCGTCGATCCTGTTAGCGTCAAGAAAGTCGAAACAGGCGTGTTGAAAGGTTTCTCAATCGGGATCCGTTCACCTCGTATTATTCGTGACGAAAAGGCCGCTGGAGGACGTATCATAGATGGCACTATCGTTGAAGTAAGTCTGGTCGACAGACCAGCAAATCCAAATGCGAAACTAATGCTCGCTAAGGCGGCTGAAAGCGGAGAACTGATGGCAGTAGAACAAGCAGACGAAGTGTTGGAAAACACCGAAGTCGAAGAGATAGTGACCGAGGTCGTTGACCCGGAAGTAGTGGTTGAGCCAACCGAGCCAACCGAAGAGCCAGTTGTCGAGGAAACCCCGGCTGGAGATCCTGAAGTAGAGCAAGCGGCCGAACTATTGAACACCGCCAAGTCTTTCTTCTCAACTCTAAACAAGTTCGACCAAGCGACTTTTGACCGAGCTCGTACCGAACTAGCGAACCTCATTACAATCGAGGCTGGCGAGATGGCTGAAGGATCGAACGAATCGTATTCAATCTCTCAACTTCTCGAGGCAGTCCATCACTTGTTTGCTTGGTACGAAGGCGAAGTCGCTGAAGGCGAAGTCGAAAGTCCAACCATTGCTGAGGCAGTCAAAGACGACGTTGAGTTGTCTGCTAAGGACGCTACCGAAGACGCTAAATGCGACAAGTGTGGCAAGGCTCTTGACGACGAGGGCAAGTGCGACAAGTGTTCGAAAGACGCTGACGCCGAGATGTCGGCAGACAAGTCGACAACCATAGATTTCAACGAAGAGCAAATCGGCTCTATTGTTGAGAAAGCCGTAGCACAGGCTAAGGCATCCGTGACAGAGGAGATTACTCTACTAAAGTCTGCGTTAGAGGCAGAGCAGTTAGAGAAATCTCGACTCGCAGATGAGCTAGTGACGGCGAAGAAGGCAGTTGCTCCAATCGGTCCGAAGAGGACCGGAAACGCAACTCCAGACATCACCAATAACGCTCTGCTCCAAAAGGCGGCAGAGTACTCACTAAAGGCAAGTCAAACTCTAGATCCGATTCTCGCTAAGGGATACAAGGAACTAGCAGAAGAAGCTCGTCAACAAGCCAACTCATAAGGAGTTATCCAATCATGGAACCAGTAAAAGCAAAGGACCTCTTTGGTGATGCGTCACCAAAAGAGTCCGCAACCAAAATGGAAGAGTACCTAACGACTCTAAACAAGTCTTTCAGCGTACCGACTTCTATGCCCGGACAACCTACACAGGTTGACCCTACATCTCAGATTGAGGCTCTTGTTGCTAACAAGTCCCTAAGTCCTGATGCAGTCGGATCTCTAAACGCGGCTCTAGCAGTTCAGCGTGGAGTGAACGCCGACATCGTGAAAGACATCACACTAACCTCCCCTCTATCAAGCTCCTTCGCTGCCTTCGACCTCGAGGCTCCAGCCAAGTTGCTTACTCCACGTCCAACTCCTCTACGTAACAAGATTGTTCGTAAAAAGGGTATCGGTACTTCTCACCGCATCAAGAGAATCACCGGTTACACAGGAACTGGTACTGGTGGTCAGGGACAGGTATGGCCTGGTGTTACAGAATCTACAACAACTGCTTTCGGGTCAATCAACTTCCAGCGTGGACCGAAGATTTCTTATACAGCAGATGATGTAACTTTCCCTTATTTCTCATACTCACTATCAGACGCAGTTAGCTTTGACGCCAACTTCTCTGGTCAGGGTTACGAGGATTTACGTCAGTTGTCTTCAACTTCAACTCTTTACTCATCTATGTTGATGGAAGAAAGAATGATGTTGATGAGCCGTGGAACAGCAACCGGTTTATCTGGTGCGTTAGCGGCTCCGACAATCACAGTAACTCAGCAAGCGGCAGCAACAGGTGCGACTGGTCTGACCAACGGAACTTACTATGTTCGTGTTACTGCTGATGCTGGAGCGTTCGGTGAATCTGTTTCGTCTTCAGAGGCGACTATCACCATCACTTCAACTCAGTCAATGGTAATCACCGTAACTGCTCCTGCTAGCACAGTCGGTAACTTGGGTTACAACGTCTACATCGGAACAACAACAGGTGCCGCTAATACTGTTTATCAAGGTCGTTTTACTTCTTTGGTTGGTATTGTGAACTCTGCTGGTCCGACTGTAAACGACAACATTGTTTACTCAACAACCTCGACTAGAGTGCCGTCAACTTCAACTAACACGTCTGCTTACGCAACTGGTTACGATGGTATCTTGCCTCAGATTTTTGCTGGTGGTACTGTGAACCGAGTTAACTCTCAGTTCTCAACATCGAACCCGGGTGCCGAGTTCCAGACCATCTTCGGAACTCTTTGGGATAACGTGAAAGCGGATCCTGACGAGATTTGGTTGAACGGCTCTGACCGCAAACAGTTGTCAGACGCAATCAAGAACGGATCCAATGCTAACTACCGTTTGAACCTAACTCAAGACGAGCGAGGCGATTACAAGGGTGGAGCAGTTATCGGAGGTCTTTACAACGAGATTACCGGTAAGCTAGTCGACTTGAGCGTTCACCCTTGGCTACCTCAGGGTGTTGCTCCGGTTATGTCCTACACACTACCGATTCCAGACACCGAGGTTTCGGACGTTTGGGCGGCTGTGAACGTTCAGGACTACATGGGAGTTCAATGGCCTGTAACTCAGTTCGCTTACGAGTTCAGCACATACTGGAGAGGTGGATTCGTCTGCTACGCTCCAGCTTGGAACGGTGTAGTGACTGGAATCAAGTCAGCGTAATCTGATTGACGACGGAGGGAGGAGGATCCTTGATTGGACTCTCCTCCCTTCTCACTAAGAGAGGCTAAACACTCATGGCAGACCTAAGAGGACCGGACGGAGTTCGTGGCGTAGACCTCGAGCGTCCTGACGGATCTAAAGTCAAACTCAATGCCGACAAGTCTGGACGTATTGAGGTGAACGATAAGAAGGCAATCGAGAAGTTGCGTTCGGAAGGTTTCACCTCGGCAGGTCTAACTATCGGCGGATTCGCCTCACCCGGTTATCCGTGTGTGAACGAGTCTTGCTCCTTCAACGGAGTCTTCCCGAAATACACTTGCTCGAGATGCGGAACGGAAAATGGCAAGCATAGTTAGTCCAATCGTCCGTCAAGTTAGTCGACCTTATTTGACGCTTGACGAATACAAAAACGCTCCAACGGCTTTGGATTACGGCAACCTAGTCCAAGGTGGCAATCAGGCGGCTCAAGATGCCGAGCTCACGAACGCTATCACTCGAGCGTCTTCTTACATCGACCAGTTCTGTAATCAAATCCTAGCGGCCACCCTAGACGTAGAGCAACAAAGGGTCAGGCTGGCTCCAGACGGCACTTTACGCTTTCACCCGAAGTATTCTCCAATCGTTTCCCTCAACTCCCTCTCAGTCGGTTTCTATCCGGGTCAAATGACCACGATTACGGATCTCACTTCGACTTGGATTGAGGAACAGCAGGTAACTTTCCCTCTTCAATCGGGTCAACTTTCTTGGTCGACTCAAGGACCTTTAGGACTAGGATTTCCTTCTAATCCTCGCTCTCAGGCTTACATCAACTATTCATACGTCAACGGCTATCCAGTTTCAATTATTAAGACGACGGCGACGCTCGGCACGTCGACTCTTCTCCTCGACTCCGGGTTAGGTATTACTCCGGGTCAGACTCTAAAGATTTACGACGGAGCTAGCTCGGAAGACGTTGTTGTTGCCTCCTCTTACACTTACGGATCCGCAACAGTTCCTCTAGCCTCTCCAACTCTTTACGCTCACGCTGTCGGAGTTGCCGTGTCCTCTCTTCCAGCGGCCGTAAAGCAAGCGTGTATCTTGATTACCTCGGCGTACCTCAAAATCCGAGGTGACGCCTCTCTAGTCCTACAAGTCACCAACACTCCCGGGACTCAGATTGAAGGATCTCAAAAAGTCGGTTCGGACGTTGCTCACGCTCAAGAAATCCTTAAGCCGTTTAGAAGGATTCGATGAGTCGTATTGAAGTTCGGACGGCTGTCGGCAACTGGATTGCTGGAGCAGGTATCGCTCACCTCAACCAAGTCTTCACGTCCTTCCCGAAACGTATCAACTTTCAAGCCAACTCGACTGCTGGAGAGATGACTCGAGCGGCTGGAGTTGTCTTCATAAGATCCGAAAGCGAACGCCGTATTGCCAACGGAGGAGCTTACTCCGGGTGGAAGTTGGTCGACTACGATGTCGAGTTCCAAGTCTTTACTCACTCGGTCGCTCAATACGCTCAAGATGCGATGACGGATTTCGATACGATTATCGACGCCATCAAAGACAGATTGAGGGACGGCGGACATAGACTAGGACTCGAAGACGGCGATGTTATTTGGCAAGCGGCCGAACCCGACATTAGTGTTACTTACGGAGAACCAGTCACTAACGAAGGATCGGCGACCGAGATTTGGGCGTCAATCAACTTCGTTGTCACTCAGACTGTGGCTATTTAGGAGAATAAGAAATGGCATTTTATCGTTACGAAGGCGAAGAGGAACTTGTGTTTCCAACGCTTGGCGTTACCGTGAAGAACGGCGACGAGTTTGAAGGTCCAGACGGATTGACCATCAACAAGCTCGTAATCGTCGACACTAAGAAACCGAAGACGAGCAAGGTCGTCGAAGATTCCGAGGCAGTTGAGGCTGACCCGGTGAACCCTGAAACTCAAGGAGAATAAATCATGGCAGTACAAGCATCCGTAAGATCCTATCTAGGTATTGCGAAAGAGGTAACGGACGGAACTGCTGTTGCTCCAACGGCGTTTATTCCGATTGCTCAATCTAAGTTCAAGCCGGTCGACGT